TAAATTAGATGGTAAATTATTCGGCGCCTTGTCTCGGGGCTACAAAATAGACTAGATGCGTCTGCAATAAAAAGAATTAATTGCAAGTCGATTTAATTAATCAACATAGTAAGCCCGGGAACAGGCCTGAACAGTAATAGCTTGAGCACTTGAGCCAAAATAGGCGTAGGCCAAGAGGAAAATGTTGCAATTAACAGTTCCAGCAATTGTAGGAGTAGCATTTCCAGTCTTAATTTGAACCTCTTTGTTGGGTTTCACCGCAAATTTGAAGTGAGGTTGAGTGTAGGTGACAGAAACTGTTGAACCAGCTGCATTGTTTGCTGCAACGGTAGGAGTCAGAGTGATAATCTTGTCCTTGAGAATCTGGTAACGGCCACCTCCGGAAGCCATTCGCAGGAAGGAATAAGCATTCTCTGGTGTAGCACCAAAGTCTTGGAAGACATCTTCGCCTTGAGCCTGAGAACCAGAAGGCATGAGATCCATAACCAATACAAGGCGAACAGGAATGGGTGACTGAACAGCATCCAGAGCTGAGAAGCCTGCATAGAAAAGGGAACCTTTCACTCGAAGAGTTTTCAACAGGTATTTGTTGCCGTTAACTTGGCCATAGCCACTGCCTTGAGCAGTTGGTACAAGACAAGAGTCAGTGTAGGCAGCGGGTGAACCGCTTGAGTTAACATAGTTATCAGCAGGGACTTCAGTGTCTGCCCAAGTGGTTCCTGCTGTAGTAACAGCAGCATTGATGCCAACATCAAAGTACTTGACTTCACCCATGGCACGTTGTCTCTGATAACTGGGGTTGTAGGCACGTGGCGGAGGGTAGCTCATTGGGTAATCTACACCCTCCATGGATTGTCTTCGATTGGACATAGCCTGAGCTCGATCAGCTGCTCTCATCTCCTCAACATCTTGGCGACGTTGAGCCTTACTCTTCGAGTAACTTGCGTAACCTTTCGCCATTCTTACAAAATCGCGAATGAATTAATTGCGCAATTTATTCCAAATTAGGAATATTATCATTGTAGGCGCGAGGGAAGTTCCGGAAATTTGCCATTTCTCGCGCAATTCGTTCTACGAAATGAGTGACAAACCTTACGTCGATCTTCGAGAGACATTGGACCAGGATTCTGAGGAGGAGGAATTGGATGAAGAATCTGGGGATTCATCAGAACTTGATTCACATCAAGAGGCTGGAGCCAAGTCAGGCCTTGCCATGGAAGGTTTCCTTTCTTAATCATGTAGCCGGCTTTGGTGAAGTAGATGACGTTGTGGATACGCCGGTTGAAAGACTCCCGACGGTTCGGGTTGGCGAGAACCTTTGGATACCATTCGTCGGGGCTGCTATTCGAGGTAAAGATAATGTGACGCACAAGGAGTTGACGGAACCCGCCTTTGGTATGGACCTCAGTGGGGTACCGATCGCAAGCCTGCAAAAAGGTAGTATAGCTCCAATTTCCATAGAAATCGTCAACGAGCAAAGACTCGTGCTGATCGGGACGATAGTCCCCGAAGAAGTCCGTCGAACCCTTCCCGCCAAAAGCCGAAAGCTTGTAAACAGAAGGGGCCAGCATGGCGTAACGAGTTTTTCCAGTCTCTGGTTCACCGTAAAGGACTGAAACGACAGTCTGCCAATCTCTCTTCGGTGAATAATGAGTAGCTAAAGCTTCCATTCCTCGATTGCATCCCATGTAATGAGTAGGGTAGGCATCAATAGCCACGGTTAGGCCGCGTCTCTTGATGACTTGAACGACCGAGTTCAATTTTTCTCCAGCAGGAGCGGAAATGATTCCACTTTCGAAGATGTATTGTGGATAGTTCGTAGGAACTCCATCACAATGCTTGCAATCACAGCCAGGCTCAGGTTTCTTGCAGTAGTGGGCGGCTTGGTAAGCCGACCCACGTCGAGGTTCCCAGTGAGCTCGCTTGTGAAGTTTCTTCAAGGGTTTAAGTCTTTGTTTAGTTGTGAACTGAACAAAGCCTTGTAGATGTGGCGTTCCTCCTTCTCCAACTTCCAGTTGGAATACAATATAATTGTATATCCATCCTTTGACCTTGTCGATGTCCGAGGCAACATTTCCATGTTTCCTCCTTGGGTTGTTGATGGTAAAACACCAATCTTTGACGGGTACAGTTTGCCTAGGCATATTCTTAAAAAGTGAAGAGTAGCGCAGGGCTGGGTAATACTGTCCCAGCCCTGCGCGCGCTAAAAAAAAGTCACCATGCTAAAAGGCGGTTTATGAGAAATTTGTTTCACATGCCTTGTTGCTCCAAATACTTGGTGTAACGCCTCATTTCGACACGCCAAGTAGCCAAGGCGAGCTCATAGTCGAATTTGTCTTCAAACATAGCAGGCATGGGTCTGGGGAATCTGGCTATAGCCAATTCAAATTTGTCGTCCTTCGGCTCGGGTTTTGTAGGCGTTGGTGGTGGCGGCTCCCTCTTGAGGTGGTAACCTCCTGGTGGCGGCGTATCCCACTGGGATGTTTCAGCAGGGGGATCATTCCATGAGTCGGTACGACCATAACGCATGTTGAAAATCTTTCCAACTCGGAAAAAGTCCGTAGTCTTCGCTTTTTCAATCATTCCTTTTTGGTCTCTAAGGGCATTGTCATCATACTCTCCTTCTCGAAGAATCCAGTTGGAAGCTACGTTAGGTTGGAGACCATTGTAAACGAAAAACCTCATGAGGTAATATCGTTCGTTCCGAAGTTTGTGAAGCTTCAGCATGTATCCTTGGGCAATGGGTGGCCACTTACTAAGTGGAAAGAACAAATCTCCATCTTCAAGAAATTCCTGAAACTTCTTACTTATCGACATTGCGAACGGCGAGTACTGGTCCACCGGAATAATTTTTATTATGGGTTGTGGTGGTGGCGGTGTCTCTACTGGGTAATTTCATGTAAGAATTTGACTTCTTTTTTGAATAAATCAGTGGTATTACAATAGAGAGGAGACATGATGCCTGATTCCCTTATCTTTTCGAACGTCCACAGGCATGAGGGTCCTACTTCAAGGACTAAAGCCATGTAACATCTAAGATATCTTTTTTCTCTACGTAGTTTTCTATGACAAGATAGAACTTCAGTTAGTAAAACCTTACAAGTACAAAGGTAACGTTCATGTCTTTGCGCCATTTGTGAAAATGTAAATTAGATGGTAAATTATTCGGCGCCTTGTCTCGGGGCTACAAAATAGACTAGATGCGTCTGCAATAAAAAGAATTAATTGCAAGTCGATTTAATTAATCAACATAGTAAGCCCGGGAA